GTTTCTTTTTGCGTAAGGGTGGTTTTTGGAATGGGGGGGGGTGAACTCTCCTCATGATTTGATGATTGATGCCAAGTCCATGACGGTGGTTACCGGTGGGCTTGGGGGAGCTACGCCTGTCGCTCCCATCATCGCATCAGAGATTCCCGCGCCTCCGCTGAAGCTCAGCCCGCGCGAGAAAAAAGCCTGGGACCACGTCACCAAGGCGCTGCAGGAATACGGACTTATCCATCGCACCGACGCGATGATGATTGCCGTCATTTGCCGCACCTTCATTCGCTGGGCCGATGCCGAAGAGCAGCTTAGCGATTACGCCAAGAATCACAACGACAGCTACATCATCACCACGCCGAACGGCTACGAGCAACCGCACCAGCTTTTCTACCTGGCGCGCACCCTCAAGCGCGAGCTGCTGCAGTGGTTGCCGGAAGCGGCCATGACCATACCCAGCTTCAGCAAGATGCTGGGCGAGCGTGCCCGGCCTGAGCAGGGAAGCCTGTTCGAAGATCCGGTCACTGCGCACCGCGACCGTCGCGCCGCCATCGGCATGAGGGCCGTGCAGTGAACGCCCGTGCCACACCCGCTATGCTGTCCTACGACTGGGACGCCTACGGCCGCGACGTGCTGGCCGGCAAGATTCCCGTCTGCAAACTCACCCGCCTGGCCATCGAACGCCACTACCGCGACCTCGAAACCGGTGCCGCGCGTGGCCTCTGGTTCAGCCAGGAACACGCCCAGCACGCGCTGGAAACCTTCCTGTTCTACCGGCACAGCAAGGGCGAATGGGCTGGCCAGCAGTTCGAGCTGGCGCCCTGGCAACAGTTCTGGATTGCCCTCGCCTTCGGCTGGATGCGCACCGATGGCACCCGCCGCTTTCGAGAAGTCTGGGAAGAAGTCCCGCGCAAGAACGGCAAGAGCACCAAGATCGCCGGCATCGGCATTTACCTGTTTCAGTTCGACGGCGAAGGCGGTGCCGAGGTCTACACCGCCGCCACCAAGATGGACCAGGCGCGCATCACGCACAGCGAGGCCGTGCGCATGGTCGAGAACAGCCCGCTGCTGCGCCGGCACATCGGCATCCGTCGTGATGAATTGCACAACCCCGCACCCGGGCGCGCCGACAAGTTCGAGCCGCTCGGCCGCGACGCAAAAAGCCTGGACGGCCTCAACCCACATGGCGCGCTGCTCGACGAAGTTCACGCGCACCCAGATCGCCAGCTGTACGACATCATCAAATCCGGCATCGGCGCCCGCCGCCAGCCGATGATCTGGATGATCACCACCGCCGGCTTCGACCTCAGCAGCTTCGGCTACGAACAGCATCTGTATGCCGAGCAAGTCCTCAACGGCGTGTTCGATGACGATGAATTCCTCGCCATCATCTACACCGTCGACGACGCCAACAAATGGCAACAGCCGGAAGAGTGGGCCAAGGCCAACCCCAATCTGGGCGTCAGCGTCCACCTCGACAATCTCAAGGCCGCTTGCGAGCAGGCCATTCGCAAGCCAACCGAACAGACCAACTTCAAAACCAAGCGCCTCAACATCTGGCTGACCGGTGGCGAAAGCTGGATCCCGGTGCAAGACTGGCAAGGCTGCGCCATGCCCGAGCTACGCCTGGAAGACTTCGCCGGCGAAGAGTGTTTCATCGGCATTGACCTGGCCGAAAAAAGTGATATTGCCGCCGTCTGCCTGCTGTTCCGGCGCGGCGTCAAAGTGCACGCCTTCTTCCGCTACTACTTCCACGAAGATGGCACCAAAGACCCGCGCAACCAGCACCTGAAACGCTGGGCAGATGAAGGCTGGTTGATCACGAACGAAGGCAACGCCACCGATTTCGACGTCATCCGCGCCGATCTCAATGCCGACATGACGCGGTTCCAGATCAAAGAAGTCCCTTATGACCCCAAGTTCGCCGCCTACTTTGCCGCCAAGTTGATTGAAGACGGCTTACCGATGGTCGAGATCAGCCAGACCAGCAAGCATTTCACGATGCCAATCATCGAGATTGAAAACCTGGTTCTGACCAAAAACCTCACGCATGACGGCAACCCGGTCACCACCTGGATGATGAGCAACGTCCTCATGCGCACCAGCAAGTTCAGCGGCCTCAAGCACCCCACCAAAGACAAGCCCGAGCAGAAGATCGACGGCCCCGTCGCGCTGCTGCTCGGGGCTGGTCGGGCGCTGATGTTTGCCGATGAAATCACGGAGTTCTTTGTCCTATGACCACACCCTGGAAAGCCGTGCAAGCCAAAGCCGCCGTCAAAGGCAGCGTCGTGCTGTCCGCCTGGAAGGCCGAACGCGAAGCCGCTCGCGTGCAAAATGCCGGCAACGGCGTCCAGTACATGACCAGCAGCGACTCGCGCATTGTCGAATTCCTCGGCGGCGCACCGGCATCCAGCGGCTACCCGGTCACCGATGCCAGCGCCATGCGCGTTTCTGCCGTGTATGCCTGCATCGCCAAGATCGCCGGCAGCATCGCCAGCTTGCCGTTGCCGATGTACGAGCGCACCGCCGAAGGCCGCAAGAAAGCCGAAAACGCCCCGCTCTGGTGGCTGCTCAACGAACAGCCGCACCCGCAATGGACCGCCGCCAGCTTCTGGGAGTGGATCGTCGGCTGCAACTGCCTGCGCGGCGATGCCTTCATCCAGATCCAGCGCAATCGTGCGGGTGAAGTCACCGGCCTGAAACCGCTGCACCCGGATACCGTGCGCGTCGAGTTAGTCGGCGAATATCTCACCTACCAGGTGTCCCCGCTTAAGGGTGGCAAGCCCTACGGCCTGCACCAGGACGACATGCTGCACATCCCCAACCTGGGTTTTGATGGGGAGCGCAGCCCCAGCGTCATCCGCCACGCCGCCATGCAAAGCATCGGCATCGCTCTCGCCGCCGATGACTTCTCCGGCAAGCTCTACGCCAACGGCGGCATGCCCAAGCACCTGTTCCAGCTCGACGGCAAGCCCGACGAAGAGCAGATCGCCCTGCTGCAACGCACCTATGCCGAGCGCTATACCGGCAGCAGCCAGCTCGGCAAGCCGATGGTGCTGCCCAAGAGCATCGACTTCAAGGAATTGAGCATGACGGCGGTGGATGCCGAACTGCTGGAGTCGCGCAAGTTCCAGGTGATCGACATCGCCCGCGCCTTCGGCGTTCCGCCACACATGATCGGTGCCACCGAGACAACCAGCTCATGGGGCACCGGCATCGAACAGCAGACCATTGGCTTCGTGAAGTACACGCTGCAGCCGTACATCAACCGTATCGAGCAGGAACTCAACCGAAAGTTATTCAGAATCGCCCGCTACTTCGTCGAATTCAATCTCGATGGCCTCATGCGTGGCGACTACAAGACCCGCAACGAAGGCTATCGCATCGCCCTTGGCCGTGCCGGAGAGCCCGGATGGATGACCATCAACGAAGTCCGCCGGCTCGACAACCTGCCCCCCATCGAAGGCGGCGACCAACTCTGGAAGCCCGACCCCGCCGCCAAGCCACAACCCGCCGAACCCACCGCAAAGGAAACCTCAAATGCATAAGCGCCTGCTGCAACTGCTACGCGACAACGCCCAGCGCGAGCCGCAACCGCTGCGCATGGAACAGACCACGGAAGCGGCCACCCTTTACCTGTACGACATCATCGACCCGTACTGGGGTGTCAGCGCCACCGAAGTCGTCAAGCAGCTTGTCGGCCTCAAAGGCACGCCGGTCAACCTGCGCATCAACTCGCCGGGTGGCGACGTGTTCGACGGCCGCGCCATCGCCAGCGCCATCGCCCAGCACGGCAACGTCACCGCCTGGATCGACGGCCTCGCCGCCAGCGCCGCCACCTACGTCGCCACCGCCGCCAAGACTGTCAACATGGCCGAAGGCGCGTTCTTCATGATCCACGAAGCCTGGACGCTGGCCTACGGCAACAAGCACGACCTGGCCAACACCGTGCAACTGCTCGACAAGATCGACCAGAGCATCCTCAACGACTACGCCAAAAAGACCGGCCAGACCGCCGAACAGCTCACCGCCTGGCTCGCCGCAGAAACCTGGTTCGATGCCGCCGAGGCCAAAGACGCCGGCTTCATTGATGCCATCGTCCAGGCCGAAACGGTGAGCAATACCTGGAACCTCAGCGCCTACGAACACACCCCGAAGGCTTTGCTGGAACCCAAGCAGAAAGCCCCGCCCGAGCCCGACCCCGAACAACTCCGCGCCGCCTGCGACCGCCGCATGCGCCTGCTGACCCCAATCTGACGCCCTCGCGCAGACGACAAAACCCGCTCCCGAGCGGGTTTTTTTACGCCCACGTTCCTGAAAGGACACCCGCAATGAAAAGCATCCAAGCCCTGCGCGAGCAACGCAACGCCCTCGCCAAAGAAGCCAAAAACCTGATGGCCAACAAAGGCGACCAGAAATGGACCGCCGAAGACAAAGCCGCGTTTGACGCCATTGCCGACCAGATCGACGCGCTGGACGGCCAGATCGAAACCACCCAGAAGATTCTGGACCGCACCGCCGAAGAGCGTTTCGAAGACATCGTGCCGTCCTCTGTCTCCGGCTCCAATGCCACGGCCAAAGCCGTGCACCGCGCCCTGTTCGACAAGTTGCTGCGCAACGGCCCAACCGCCCTGACCCCGGCGGAACACACGCAGATCCGCAATACCATGTCCACCGGCACCGGCAACCAGGGCGGCTACACCGTCCAGACCGATGTCGCCATGGAACTGATCGACGCCATCGCCGGTTATCGCGGCATCCGCGACCGCGCCAGCCGCATCGTCACCTCCACCGGCAACCCGCTCGGCTACCCCACCAGCGACGGCACCAGTGAAGAAGGCGAGATCGTCGCCGAGAACGTCGCCGCCGGTACTGCCGACCCAACCTTCGGCACCGTCCCGCTGAACACCTTCAAATTCGGCTCCAAGGTCATCACCGTGCCGATCGAGCTGCTGCAAGACAGCAACGTCGATATCGTCGCCCTGGTCAACAAGCGCGTGCGCGACCGCATCGGCCGCATCCAGAACAAGAAGTTCACCATCGGCACCGGCTCCGGCGAACCCTACGGCCTCACCGTCGCCGCCAGCGTCGGCAAGACCGGCACCACCGGCCAGACCACCAGCGTCATCTATGACGACCTGGTCGACCTGCAGGAATCCATCGACTACGCCTACGACGAAGGCGGCAACCTCGGCTGGATGATGAGCCAGGCCATCCGCAAGGTCATCCGCAAGATCAAGGACACCGCCGGCCGTCCGATCTGGACCCCCAGCTACGATGCAGGCATTGCCGGCGCCAAGGCCGACCAGCTCCTGAGCGCGGATATCCAGCTCAACAACAGCATGCCCACCCCGGCCGCCAACGCCGTCTCCATCGCCTACGGCGACCTAAGCCGCTACATGGTGCGCGACGCGCTGGAGGTCACCCTGTTCCGCTTCGAGGATTCCGCCTACCTGAGCAAAGGCCAGATCGGATTCCTCGCCTGGGCGCGCAGCGGCGGCAACCTGCTCGATACCGGCGCGGTGAAGACCTACAAGCACTCCGCCACCTGACCCGGCGCCAGCACCCGGCCCGCCATGACCGGCGGGCCGCACCATAGGAGGTCCGCTCGCGGGCCGAACAGACAGGAGCCACCATGGCCAAGAAAACCGTATTCATCGCCGTCGCCATCCTCTGCGCGTTTGAGCTGGATGCCCAGCGCTACACCCCCGGCCAAGTCGTCGAATTTGCCGCCCCCACCGCCAATGACCTCGCCGATCAAGGCCAGGTCGACAAGCACAAAGACGCCGTCGCCTACGCCCTGGCGCAGGGCGCCAAGGTCATCCACCACCCCGGCAAAGACCCCGAGCCGGAAGCGGATTAACCGCCGCCGCCTGACGACCCCGCCGACCCCGCCGCCAACGAATAACCTCACATGGCCGCCATCCAGATCCTCGCCCCCAGCGAGGAACCCATCACGCTCGCCGAAGCCAAGCTGAATCAGCGCGTCGAGCACAGCGTCGACGACAGCCTGATCACCGGCCTCATCGTCGCCGCCCGCCGCCAGGCCGAGCACCGCACCGGCCGCCAACTGGTCAGCGCCAAATGGCGGCTGTTGCTGGATGCATGGCCGGAAAACGGCGTCATCGAACCGCCGCACCCGCCGTTGATCAGCGTCGAAACGGTGAAGTACACCGATGCCGATGGCGTGTTGCAAACACTGGCTGGCAGCGCCTACCAGGTCGATGCCGCCAGCCGCAATGGCCGCATCGTCCCGGCCTACGGCAGCGCCTGGCCCAGCGCCCGCGCCAGCCTCAACGCCATCCAGATCGAATACACCGCCGGCTATGGCGCCGCCGCCGCCGTGCCGGAAGACATCAAGCGCTGGATGCACCTCGCCCTCGGCGTCTGGTACGACAACCGCAGCGCCCTGGTCAACGGCACCGTCACCGAACTCCCGGCCGAATTCGCCGCCGGCCTGCTGCACGACTACTGCATCCACAAATTTTAGGAACTGCCATGACCGTGAAACTCCTCACCGACTGGAAAGACCCCGACAACGGCCGCCAGTACCGCGCCGGCAACCTGCTAACCAAGAGTCCCGAGACCGAAGCTGGTTTGATCGCCCAGGTGCTCGCTGACGCCAATCTGCTCGGCGGGACGGAATATGTGGCCGTCCCGGAAAACCGGGGGACGGGGGCACCCGCCACCGCAGTTTTTGATGCATCCGGCAATGTTTTCGGATTGGAGGTTGGGAACGCCATTTACGCCCAGGTGCTGTCCGCCATCAACAGCATCGGCACCCCCGGCAAACAAGGTTTTGGCGTCGGCATCTGTCCCGCGCCTCCCGCCGGGTTTGCTCCGCTGTCAGGATTCGCCGATCCCGCGCACGATAACTACGGCAACTACCAGTACAGCGACGGCAGCGTCATGGTCTGGGTGCCGGCGTTCTATTACCGCATCAACGATGCGCGCAACCCGACCTACGCCGGATACATCGTCAACTCGGTCGATATCCAGCCCTACAGCGCGTTCGCCAATGCCGCCGCCGCCAATGCGGCCGGTTACGCGCTGCACCGCGCGTTCTACGATGGCGGCAGCATTCAGCCCGGTTTTTTCGTGGACAAATACCAGGCCAGCAACAACAACGGAATTGCCTCCAGCATCAGGCTCGGCAATCCGCTCAGCACCAACAGCGCACACAACCCCATCGGCAGCCTCACCGGCCTGGTTGCTGGCGACAACATCTATGGTGGCGTGTTCAAGGCGGCCAAAACGCGCGGTACCCGATTTTTCCCGGCCATGCGCTACCAATACGCCGCCATGGCATTGCTCGCTCTGGCCCACGGCCAGGCCAGCACCAGCAACGCATGGTGCGCTTGGTACGACTCGACCGCCGCCAAGAACTACCCCAAGGGTAATAACAACAACGCCCTGAAAGATACGGATGACACCACCGTGGCCTACCCCTCGGACGGGTATTCCAACTGCGGCAAAACCGGCGGCGCCACCAATTTCGCCAAAACCACGCACAACGGCCAGACCAGCGGCGTGGCGGACCTCAACGGCAATACGTGGGAAGTCTCGCCCGGCCTCACCTGTGTCTCCAGCACCAAAGCCATCACCGGCGCCACCCAGGACAACCCGGTCAACCTGACCGTGGTTGGACATGGCCTCACCACGGGTGAGATCGTGATGGTCTCCGCCGTGGTCGGCATGACACAGATCAACGATAAGTTGTTTTATGTTACCTCAGTGGATTCCGACCATCTCACGCTGGATGCCTGCGACGGCACGGGATTTACCGCGTATTCGTCCGCCGGCACGCTTACCTACGGCACGTTCTACGCCCTCAATACCGGCGCCGCCGCGAAAAACCTGACCGGCGGCAACACCCTGGCCACTGACCAGTTTGGCGCCACCGGCGTAGCCGCGCATTCGACGGCGTTTGTACCCACATTTCGCACCGATTATGCGCAGAACGGATGGGATAAGAGATACGGGAAATCGACCAATCAAGTGCTTAATGCTGCCACCAGTGGCTCCGGATGGGCATTGACCGGGATGGGGTTGCCTCAGGCTACCGGAATTAGCGATGGCACCTCTGGCAGCAACTTGTTTGGATCAGATTATTTTTACCAATATATCCGTAACGAGCTTTGTTTGATTTCTGGCGCGAGCTGGGACGGCGGCTCGGGTGCCGGCGTCTGGGCCGCGAATTGGCTCCACGCCCGGTCGAACTCGAACGTTTACGTGGGTTTCCGCGTCGCCTCGTATCTTTGAGCCCTGAGCGATAGCGATGGTGCAGTCGTGCCCGGGATTGGCCACGCCCGCCGTACCGCTTCGCGCAACCCCATGATCCATCACCTCTGGAGCCGCCACCATGCCCTTTATCGTCAGCTACCGAAAAGCGTCCGACGCCTACACCACGTATCAACTTGCGCTGCCGCCTGATCCCACTACCGGCCAGGCGCTGGGGCAAGAGTTGTGCGAGATTGCCGGCATCACCTACGTGAGCCTGCCGACCGGCGCCGTGCTGCCCGCGCAGTCGGCACCCATCGCCGCCAGTGTGCAGACCGTGATCCTGGATGCAGCCCTGCGCGCCGCCATCATCGCCGCCAGCCCACACTGCGCCTTGATTGATGAGCGCATGCGGGCTGCGATCCGGGATGCTTACCCATTGGAGGATGAATTGAAATATGCACGGATCGGCGTCGGCGCAGCGATGGGGATGTATCAACCTACGCCGGAAGAAGTGGCTGGAATGGCGGCTTTCGGTGCGCACGTTGAGTCCGTGCGGCAATGGGGCCGCGATGAGCGGGCGAAACTGGGGTTGTAGTCATGCTTTGGCGCTGGCTGGTCTGGCTTGACTACACTGCAAACGACAAGTTGCTGCACGGGCGCTACGAGAGTCTGTCATCGCGCACCTACCGCAACCATCGCCGTTATCGCGGCTGCGCCTGGTTAATGCGGCGCCTGGACGCCGTTGACGACAACCACTGCGAGCGCATGTATTTGCAGGATCGTGCGCGCAATCCGTTTATCCCCGCCGTCGCCTGGCGGGTGCCGATCGGCGGATCAACCCGAACGATATAAATCAGGACTAACCCATGATCCCAGCCGGCCACCTCCGCCACCGCGTCACCCTGCAAAGCAAAGGCACCACCCGTGACGCCTATGGTGGCGAGACCATCACCTGGACTGACCTCGCTACGGTATGGGCAGACTGCTCGCCGCTGTCCGGCCGCGAGTATCTGGCCGCCCGTGTCGAAGTCGCCGAGCTGATCATCAAAATCCGCATCCGCTGGCGTGCAGACGTCTCCACCACCACCCGCGCTATCTGGGATGGCCGCGCCTACGACATCGAGGCCGCGCTGGATACGGGCGGCCGGCATGAAGAGCTGGTACTGATGTGCAAGGCGGTCGCGTGATGAACATCAGTGTGCAAATGAGTGGCCTGAAAGAACTGGATGCCGCTCTCAAAGATCTGGACCAGAAACTCGCCACCAAGATCGCCCGCCGCGCCGTGGCCAAGGGCGCCGGCGTCATCCGGGCCGAGGCGCGGACTCGCGCCAAAGCGCTGGGGCTGGTTCTCTCCGGCGCCATGGTCAAGAACATCGCCCTGAAGCGCGAGCCAAAAACATCGCGCACCCGCACCGAATACCACGTCGGCGTGCGCCACGGCGCGCAGGCCAGGAATGCCAAGAAGGTCATCGGCGTCAAAAACGGCAAACTGAGCGTCACTTACGAAAACGACCCCTATTACTGGTGGTTCGTCGAATTCGGCCACCGCATCGTGCCGCGTGCAGCGGGCCAGTCTGGCGGCGGCATCACCGAATGGATGCACACCCTGCGCAACGGCAAGCAGCAAAAGCGCAAGAAAGCCTGGAGCGCCAGCTCCATCACCGGTCGCCGTCGGTCTGCCACCCAGACCGTCCCCGCCAAACCCTTTTTGCGCCCGGCCTATGAAGCCAAGCGCGAAGCCGCCGCCAAGATGATCGCGGACACCCTGCGCACGGAACTCCTCAAGGCCCGCTGATGATCGCTGACGAACTTTATACGGCCCTCTCCGCAGTGGTCGGGGGACGGGTTTACCCGCGCCTGGCGCCGCAAGCTGCCGCTGCACCCTACATCGTCTATTGGCACGTCGCCATTGGCGAGGATGCGGCCTATCCGATCGGCGTCGGCTACAACCGTTATCGCATCCAGGTTGAAGCCTATGCCGCCAGCTATGCCGCCATCGTCACCCTGCGCGGCCAGATCCATACCGCCATCCAAGCCATGCCAGAACTCATCGAAACCGGCATCGACTTCGAATCCGAACCCGACCCCGACACCGGCCACTTCGGCTGGGTCTTCGATTTCACATTCCGCCTGCGCGGCTGAGCGCAAACACCCTGAAAGGAAAACATCATGGCACTGAAAATGCGTAAGGCCGTCCTGCTGGCCAAATCCGAAGCCGCCTACGGCACCGATCCCGTACCGACCGGCGCGGCCAACGCCATCCTGGTGCGCAACTTGAGCATCACCCCGCTCGAATCCGAGTTTGTCGGCCGCGACCTGATCCGCCCCTACTTCGGCAGTTCAGAGCAGTTGCTGGTTGGAACGCACGTCAAGATTGATTTTGAAATCGAACTGGCTGGCAGCGGCACCGCCGGCACGCCGCCGGCCTGGGCGCCGGTGCTCAAGGCGTGCGGATTCACCGAAGCCGATACCGCCAGCGACGATACCTACACGCCGAATTCAAATTCGACCTTCGTGGCCGGCGATAGCGTCACGCTTTATTACAACCTGGACGGTGTGCTGCACAAGATAACCGGTGCGCGCGGCGACGTCAGCTTCGAGCTCACCGCCAAACAGATCCCGGTGATGAAGTTCAGCTTCACCGGCCTTTATGTCGCCGTGACCGACGCCGCCGCGCCGACGCCGGTCTATACCGCCTTCATGGCGCCCAAGCCGGTAGACACAACCTGGACGCCCACCGGCACGTTGCACGGCATTAGTCCGGTCATCTCTGGCATCAGCATCGCCATGAACAACGCTGTCGCTTACCGCAAATTGATTGGCAGCGAATCAGTCATCATCACCGACCGCAAGCCCAGCGGCCAGATCACCTTCGAAGCCGGCCTGGTCGCCACCAAGGACTGGTGGACCGCCGCGCGCAATGCCGCGCTGGCTGCGCTGCAGATTGTCCACGGCACCGTCGCCGGAAACATCATCCAGATCGACGCCCCCAAGGTGCAGATCGGAGCGCCGCAGTATCAGGATCAGGACGGCATCGCCATGTTGCAATGCGATCTGACCTTCACGCCCAACGCCGGCAACGACGAAATCAGCATTGTGGCCAAGTAATCATGTTCAAACTTGATCTCTCCCCCACCTACACCTTGCCCGTCACCATCCAGGTTCGCGGCGCAGACGGCAGCCATACCGCCGGCACGATTCAAGCCGAGTTGCTGCGCATGGGGCCGGATGATTTCGAGGCCTACCACGCGCAAATCCGTGCTCAGAACCTGAGCGATCAGGATGTGACCCGGCATGTGCTCAAGGGATGGACCGACCTGGTCGACGCCGCACGTGTTCCGATTCCCTATTCAGACACCGCGCGGGATGCGCTGATCGCGCAGGTGACCGGCGCCGCCACCGCCATTGCCCGGGCCTGGCACGAATCGGTGCTGGAGGATGTAAGAAAAAACTTGTATCCGCCGGACGCCGATGGGCGGGCGGCGGTGGAGACGACAGCGGAGACAGCTTCGGCGTAGACAGCGACAGCATCGTAGCGCTGCAGGCCATGGGCGCACCGCCTGAAGTGCTGGCATGCGCACGTGCCGATGCGCGCAGGCGTGCCGAGTTCAGCGTCCTGCCCTGCAACTTGGAAGCGGTCAGTGTTTTCTGGGCGCTGTCCACGCAATGGCGAGTCGCCAGCGGCATGGCCGGCGCCGCCCGCCTCGGGCTGGATTACACCGCCATCCCCACCACCCTGCGCATGTTGCAGATTCCCCGCCCGCGCTGGCCGGCGGTGTTTGACGCCCTGCGCGTCATGGAACTCGCCGCGCTGAAAGCGCAACGTGAAAAGGATCATTGATGAGCGCACTCGGTAGCCTGGTTGTCAGCCTCGCGCTGGATCACACCAACTTTTCCACTGGCCTGAGCAAAAGCGAGCACGACGCCAAGAAATCCGCCGATGCCATCGGCCGCCAGTTCACCGTATTGAAAGCCAGCTTTGCCAGTCTGACCGGCGTACTGGTCGGCGGCAGCTTCACCGCCTGGGTGAAATCCAGCATCGACGCCGCCGACAACATGCGCGATCTGGCTATTGCCACCGGAACCAACGTACAGGCGCTGGCCAGCTACGAGCTGGCCGCCAAACAGAGCGGCACGTCCATCGACGCCGTTGCTGCTGGCATGGGCAAGTTGACCCTGTTCATGGCCAAGAACTCCGAAGAGGCAAAACGCCTGGGTATCACCGCGCAAGACCCGGCACAGGCCATGACCCAGCTCGCCGCCGTGCTGGAAAAAGCCGCCACCCCGGCTGACCGCAACGCCATCGCCGCGCAAGTGCTGGGCAAAAGTTACCGCGAATTGATGCCGTTATTGGCGCAGGGCGAGTCCGCTCTGCGCGCGCAAACCGCCGCCGCCGAACCCTACGCCAAGAAGATGGCGGAAATGGCTGACAAGGCGGATGCGTTCAACGACAACATGGCCACGCTCGGCTTTAGCGTCAAAAGCCTTGGCATGTCGCTTGCCGGCCCGATCGTGACCGGCCTGAATCATGTGGTCACGCAATTCGAGGAAGGCGACAAAAAGGCCGGCAAACTGACCGGCACCGTTTACGGCCTGGCCGCCGCGTTCGAAGCCATGGCAAACGGCATGGGCCTGCTCAACACATTGGATAGCACCTATGAGCGCGGCCAGAAACAACTGGTCGATCTGCTCGGTGAGCGCACGGTGCTGGAGCGCCAACTCAAACAAGCCACCACGGGCGGAACCGGCAAGATCATGGACATGATCTTTGGCACACCGGCCGAACTGCGCGCCAAGATCGCCGACGTTGACAAGCTGATCAAGCTGACCCGCGACAATCTGGACTACATCGACAAGCATCCGCAAAAAAAGCCCGCTGCCAAAGCCGGCGGGGTGAAGTATGAGGATGAAGCGGCGGCGGCGGCTAAGGCCGATGCCGCCCAAAAAGCGGCGGTCAAGCGCGCGGCCGATACGATGAAATATGAATTTGATGCGGCGATGGAGGTCGAGAATTACCGCATCGATCAGGAAACCAAGCTCAAGCTGGCGCAGCGTGAAGCGGCCAGGCAGATTGCCGATACAGGGTTCGCGGGCGACAGCGAAACCATGGCCATGATCCGCGAGCAGGCCGCACAGATCAGCCAGTTCTACAGCCAGATCGCCAGCGGCGAGGATGTGACCGCCGCGTTCGAGGCCAGCCAGGCGCGCTTGAACAGCATCCGCACCCGCCTGGATGCCGAGGTCGGCATCGGATTGAAATCGCAAACGGCGGCGCAGATCGAACTGCGGCAGGAAACCGGGAAGTTGGGGGATGAACTGGCCTCGCGCCTGTTGCCGCGCCTGAACGATTTGATTGCCGTTGCGCCCGATGCGGAGACGCGCGAAAAATGGCGCGCGCTGTACGCTGAAATCGGTGGCATGCAGGCCACCGGCAAGCAGGTTGGTCCGTTCGCCGGGTTGCAGGCTGGTCTTACCGAATATGCGCAGACATCTACCGATACGTTTGCCACGGCGCGCGATGCAGCTACACGGGCATTCAAGGGTATGGAAGATTCATTGGCCAGCTTCGTCAAAACCGGCAAGCTGGATTTCAAGAGCCTGGCCGGCAGCATCATCGATGATCTGTTGCGGATTCAGTTGCGCGCCAGCATTACCGGGCCGCTGGCCTCGCTTTTCGGCAGCTTCGCGGGCGGCGGCACGCAAACGGCGGCGCCCATCGTCGATCACAGCTTTGCGTCCGGCGGCATCATGTCTGCGTCCGGTGCCTTGCCGCTGCACCGGTACGCGTCTGGCGGCATCGCCAACCGACCGCAATTGGCACTGTTTGGCGAGGGCCGAATGAATGAAGCCTTTGTGCCCTTGCCCGATGGTCGCCGCATCCCGGTAGCCATGAGCGGTGATGGCGGCGGCGTGTCGATTGTGCAGCACATCAGCATCGACAGCCGCAGCGACAAGGCCAGCATCATGCAGGCCATGCAGCAGGCCAAGAACGCCGCCGTGGCCGAGATCAACAACAGTCTGATGCGCGGCGGCCGCACGGCAAAATTGGCCGGGGTGGCCTGATGACGACACTGACCTGGCCCTCCACGCTGCCGCGCCCCGCCGGCCTGACGTTTTCGCTGAAGCCGAACACTCAGGTTTTTCAGTCGCCCCTGACCCAATCCACCCAAACATTGGAAATTCCCGGCGCGCGCTGGGTGGCCTCCATTACATGGACCGAACTGGTGCAGTCCGAAATCCGCACCTTGCGCGCCTTTCTGGCCCGTTTGCGCGGCCGCTCCGGCCGCCTGTATTTGTGGGACATGAGCCTGGAAACGCCCGCCGGCATTGCCACCGGCACACCCCTTGTCAACGGCGCTGCACAAACGGGTAGCACACTGACGACGGATGGCTGGACGATCAGCCAAACCGGCATCCTCAAGGCGGGGGATTACATCGGCGTAAACGGCGAACTGAAGGTCATCACTGCCGATGCGAACAGCAACGCCAGCGGCCAGGCCACGCTGACATTCGAGCCGCCGCTCCGGGCCAGCCCGGCCGATAACGCGGCGATCACGGTCAGCGCGCCGAAATGCACATTCCGCCTGGCCGATGATGATCAGGACACCATCCCGATTCAAGCCCCCTTGCGCGGCAGCATCACGCTGAATTTCGAGGAGGTGTTCGCATGAGCGGCCGCACCCTGACCACGGCGGTCGGCAATGCGCTGGCGACCGACAATGTTCCCGCGCTGATCCTGGTTTACCTCGACTTCCCGGACGGTGCGCTGCGCTGTTGCAACGCCGGCTACACCTTCAACTGGGGCGGCTACGACTGGCTCGGGCTGGGCAACCTGGGCCAGATCGACCTGATTGAAGAGGGCGCCGAACTCCAGATGTACGGTGTATCGATGACGCTTTCCGGCATCCCGACGGAAAACATCCAGCGCGCGCTCGGCCAACAATACCAGGGCCGCGCCTGCAAGGTCTGGCTGGCGCCGCTGAACAGCGATTACAGCATCCTTGCCGATCCCTTGCTGGCATTCAGCGGCCGCATGGACACGATGGACATCAGCCTGGGCGAGACCGCCAGCATCCGCATGACCGGCGAAAGCCGACTGACGGATTGGGAGCGCCCGCGCGTCCGTCGCTTCAACGATGAAGACCAGAAAGCGGAGTACCCCGGCGACAGAGGCTTTGAATTTGTCGCCGCGATGGTTGAAAAAAACCTGTTATGGGGCCGCGCATGAACCCACTCACCTTCCAGGCCGAACCGTTCGAATCCTGGCACCGGCAGGCCATCCCGCACATGCAGGCGCACTGGCGCGAGATCGCCTTGCACCAGGACCGCTTCCCGCTCAACCCGGATTGGGATCGCGGCATTGCGCTGGAGAAATCCGGCCAGCTTGCCGCCTATACCGCGCGCGATGACGGCCATTACCTGCAAGGCTATGCCGTGTTCATCGTCGGGCCGCATGTGCATTACAAGGATTGCATGCTGGCCAATGCCGATCTGTTCTACCTCAACCCGGACTACCGCAAAGGCACCACCGCCATGCGCTTCCTGCACTTCTGCGACGCGCACCTGGCCGCGCATTGGCATGTCCATCGCGTGATCCATCGCGTCAAATCCGCACATGACTGGTCGCCGATTCTGGCGCACATGGGTTATGCCGAGTCGGAGCGCGTGTTTGAACGGTTGGTGAACTGATGGCCATCTCCGCCGTTTCCGCCCTTGTTTCCGCCGGCATGCAGGCCCTTGTTTATGGGGCGGTAAATTGGGCGCTGGTCGCTACAACCTTTGTGCTATCGGCGATGAGCCGTGCGCTTGCGCCGAAAGCGCCCTCCTTGTCGAGCCAGTTGCGAGATCGAACAGAAGTTGTGCGCTCTGCGGTGGCGCCGCACCGGGTGGTGTATGGCGAAGTGCCCGTTTCCGGCCCGCTGGTTTTTGCCGCCAGCACCGGGACGGCCAATGAATATCTGCACCTGGTCATCGCGCTGACCGGCCACGAGTGCGAGGCCATGACCACGGTATGGTTTGGCGATGTCGAAGTCGGCACGTTGGACGGCAGCGGGAATGTGACCTCCGGCCAGTTCTCCGGCCTGGCGCGCATCAAGTATCACCTTGGCAGCCCCACACAAACCGCCGATAGCGATCTGGTCAGCGAGTGCGGTGCGCAGGGTTGGACCGTTGATCACCGGCTAAAGGGGCGCGGCTACATCTACGCGCGCCTCAAGTACGATGCCACGGCCTACCCGAACGGCATCCCCAATATCAAGGTGCTGGTCAAGGGCAAAAAGGTCTATGACCCGCGCACCACCACCACGGTCTGGTCCCGCAACTGGGCGTTGTGCGTGCGCGATTACCTCACTGCATCGTATGGCCTGCGCTGTGTGAGCGCCGATATCGACGATTCCGCCATCACGCTGGCTGCCAACATCAGCGATGAAGCCGTGCCGCTTGTCTCCGGAACGCAGGCGCGGTACACCTGCGACGGCGTGCTCGATCTGTCGCTGCGTCCCATCGACCATATCCGCAGTATGTTGAGCGGCGGCGCAGGCGCGCAAGTGTATTCGCAAGGTGTCTACCGCCTGTTTGCCGGCGCCTACATCACGCCGGTAGTCACGCTCACCGCCGACGATTTGCGCGGCACCCTTACCGTGCGCCCGCGTATCGCCCGCAAGAGTCTGTTTAACGCCGTGCGCGGCACCTTCGTTGACCCCGACAAATACTGGCAAGCCAGCGATTTCCCGCCGATGACCAATGCGACTTATGAGGCGCAGGACGGCGGAGAACAAATCTTCACCGATATCGAGCTGCCATTCACCATCGACAGCATCCGCGCCCAGCGCCTGGCAAAAATCCACCTGGAGAAATCGCGCCAGGGTATCACCGTCGATTTTCCGGCCAAACTCACCGCCGTCAAGGTGGCGGTGTGGGACGTGGTGCGCGTCACGCTCTCGCACTTGGGCTGGTCGGCCAAGGAATTCCGCGTCACCGGCTGGAAGATGGCCGCCGATGGGCTTGGCGTCGATCTGGTGTTGCAGGAGGAAAGTGCAGCGAGTTGGAACTGGGCCTATGGTGAAGCGACCATCGTCGATCCCGCGCCGGATACCGACCTGATCAGCCCGCTTGCTGTGCCGCCGCCTACTGGTCTGACCGTTTACAGCGGCGCCACGCACCAGATCGCCCAGGCCGACGGCATCAAGATTTGCCGGCTGTACGCCACCTGGACCGCCGCCGCCGATGCCACCATCCAGCACTACGAGATCCAGCACAAGCTGACCACCGACAGCGTCTACGCCAGTGCGGTGATGTCATCGGCTGTCCTGACGGCTTTCCTCGCGCCGGTGCAATCCGGCGCGTCGTACCATGTCCGCATTCGCGCCGTGCGGGCAAACGGTGCGATCAGCGCCTGGGCGGGGCCGGTCACCATTGCCGCCAGTTCTGATGCCAGCACCATCTCCGCCTCGGTTGCGTATGCCGACATCACCGGCACCAAACCGCCGGCAGACGCGGATAAAACATCAAGCAGCATCCAGTCCGGCATCACTGCCACCAGCGGCGGCATCACCTTCAGCGCCGGCGGCGCCATCAAGGGTGGACAGACTGACTACAACACCGGGACTGGATGGTTTCTTGGGTATTCGGGATCAGCTTTCAAATTCAGTATTGGCGATTCATCCGCCAATTATTTGGCTTGGGATGGAACCAACTTAAATGTTAAAGGCTTGATTAACGATTTGACTCAATATGCAGCAGGCGACGTAATTGCTGCAATACAAAATACAAATAACAATATGTCTGGAAGTGGCTATGTAAAGTTATTTGAATACATTATAAACAGGGGCGGAGCGCTAAGATTAAAATCAACCGTATTGGTCGCATCAGGGACAGGGTACTTTCAAATATATAGAAATGGCGCTGCAGTTGGCGTAGCACAGACAACGACATCAACTACTGGAGTTGAGTTGACTATGGACGTTTCAGGATGGTCATCCGGAGATAAGGTGCAGTTTTATTTCAAACACAGCTCAACCGGAACGGTTTATGCAAGCATTCCAAAAATATGTTGCAGCAACAGTTCTTTTGCTGGTGGGTGGATTCAATGATTCCTGTAATGATATTGTTTTTGCTAGCGCCCCAACAAATACCCGTTGTCGATCAAATACAATTCAGGGATATGCCAAGCTGTGAACGCGAGTCGCGTGCAATTGAAAATTCAATGCGTGATTTTACAAATAAAGAAATGGTTGTTCGCGCATTGTGCATTGATCGAAGTGTTGATAAGCAATAAGCGATGAACATCCAGCCGTTGCTCGCCATAGACCAGGCCATCAACACCCTGATTTACATCGAGGGCGATGGCTGGGGCATGGCCGACGAAACCCTGAGCGCCCGCGCTTGGCGCTGCCACCTGCAAGGCCTGATTTCTGATCGCGCCTATCTCGCAATCGATGCGCTGTTCTTCTGGCAGCCGAACCACTGCTATCAGGCATGGCGCAGCGAGTGGGATCGCGCCCAATACCCAAAACACTACCAATCAGAGAGGACCGCATGACTGAACATCAGAAAACGCAGGCGGAAATGGAAGACGAGCGCCGAAACCGCGCGCTGACCGATGACGATGTAAAAGCCCTGGCCGATGAGTTCGAGCAGCGCCTCGTCGCCCGGTTTTACGACAATCTTGGGCGCGGTGTCTGGGGGCTGATGTGGAAGGCCATGATCGGCGCCATCGTCATCGTCGCCGCCTATGGCGCGGTGAAAGGGGTGAAATGATGCTGCTGATCTCAGACTACTGGATGGGCCGCGATAGTCGCTACAGAGGCGAACTCACCGGAGTGATCCGCGCCAATGCCGACGATCTGATGCGCAAAGTCAACACACTGTTCGACCTGGCCGGGATAAAACTTGAAGACTCACCGAAGACCGGTTCGCCGATCACATCCGGGTGGCGGCCGCCGGCCGTCAACGCCGCTACAGATGGTGCCGCCGTGCGCAGCAAGCACCTGACCGGCCAGGCTGTGGATCTGTACGACCCGGAAGGCGAGTTAAAGGATTGGTGCGAAAACAATTTATCTGAGTTGGATCGGGCAGGACTTTGGATGGAACACGCCTCTGCCTGTAAAGGGTGGATTCATTTGCAGAGTATTCCGCCACGTTCCGGGCGCAGGATTTTTTATCCGTAGGAGGACGCCATGAAGTGGCTCAAAGACGCGCTCACCGAATCAGACGGCGAAAGCTACGACCACATCCGCATGCTTGCGGTGCTCGCTGTCGTCATCGGCCTTGCGCTGCAAGTCTGGGTGGTCATTCGCTGGACTGGACCAGCCCCGCAGCCGTTTGACTTTCAGGCGTTTGGCCTGGGCCTCGGCGCGACGTTTGCCGGCGTCGGCGCGGCGCTGAAACTCAAACCGGAATCCAAGCAGGAGGGATCATGAAATGGAACGAATGGCTATTTATGCCCTTGTGGCTGCTCTTGTACTCGGTAGTGCTGGCGCAGTTGGTTTTCATCGCGGCCATGCAAGCGCTACCCAGACTTGCGCGCTGGATCGCGCGGCAGCCGTCAAACGCGCGATTGAACAGACCGAATCCATTGCTGCGCAAGACGCTGAAATATCGGCCGGATTCGAGGCCACGCGCACCCGAATCCAGACTGTTTACAAGGACAAAATCGTCGAAGTGGTGCGCGAAATCCCTGCTAATTGCGCTCAGTGCCGCATCGGCCCTGCTGGTCTCGGGCTGCTCAACAACGCCATCACTGGTACAAGTTTCACGCCCCCCGCTACCGGCAAACCTGATCAGCCCCTGCGACCGCCCCCGCCCGCTGATGGATGGCACTTTCCAGGAAGTGGTCGCCAAATTAGTGGAATCGAGCGCAAAACTCTCTGAGTGCGCGGAAAAGCATGAGGCGCTGGTGCGAGCGGTTTCTCCACCCTGACAGCCACTTATTGCCCACCTGATTTCTGACCTCCCGCATTGGCAGCGGGTTTACGACTGATTTGTGCCGGATTTGTTTTCCGACGTTATGCGACAGGTGGTGTCGTCGAATTTAAGTT